TGCACACCGGGCGAAGGATAACCGAGATAATCAAGAGGCACGCAAGGTCGGAGCGCAGCTACCACAACATCAGGCCCAAGCTGATGGCGCTCGCAAGGGATATCAGGGACGCAGTCAGGGACTACATCTCCGGCGAGCTGTCGATTCCTAAGTTCTCCAAGGACTCGAGCGCGAACAAGGCCCCACTCGACAGGAGCACGATCACGAAGCGCGAGAGCAGGGAGAGGCGCGGCATGGCCCCATACAATGGCGCCTCTGGCATAGAGGAGCCGCTAATGGAGACCGGAAGACTCTACAAGGCGATACGCTACCGCGTAATCAGGGTCGCAGACTTCGGAAGCCAATACAGGAAGAAGATGAGCGCCAGTCTAAAGGCGCACTACGAAAAGACGCGCAGGGGCGGATTGACTGCAAGGCAGATGAGGAAATCCGAGGAGACGAAGCCCGCGCCAGTGAAGAAAGTCGCCGCAAGAAGCATGAAGACGAGTGCGCTCGACGCATTTTTCACGGCGCTGAAGAACGGAACTGAAATTGACCCGGCGCTTCAGCAGCTTGCGCAGAGGAGATTTGACTCCATTTTGTCGCAGATCGTCTCCATCAACGCGCTTCTCTCCGATAGGGAGACTACATTCGAGGGAAGGAGCGCCGCAAGGCAACGCCTTTCCGAACTCTACAGGGAGTGCGCGAAGTTCGGATACTCGCGCCGCGAAATGGAGGACTTTCTGGAATGAGCATATTCACCAACCTTCACAAGATCGCCAGCAGGATAATCCCCCGACAGAGGATAGAGTGGCGCAAGGCGAACGACTCGGTCGTAAGCGAGTACGGCGTTGCGTCGTCTACATACGGCGACTGGACTTCGATCCTCGCGCACGCCATGCCCGGAATCATATCGTCGTTCGGCGGAAAGAACATCAACGAGCGCGACTACAAGGACATGGGCCTCGACTTCTCGCGCAACTACTACACGGTCTACGCTGACAACATCGACGTGCGCACAGTGTGCGAGCAGCACAGCGCGGACCAGTTCAGGATCAACGGCAAGGTGTTCAACGTCATACAGACCGAGGACTGGGAGGAGTTTGGCTACAACGGATGGAAGCGCTGCTACTGTGTACAGGTTATCGACAACGAGGCAACAGAGGAGGATGAATCATGAGCGAGCTGAAGAAGAGCAGGCTTGAGGTTCAGGCCATCCTGAAGTCGTGCATCGAGGAGGGGTTCGAGTTCATGCAGAGGCCCGGCTGGGCAGTCATGGAGTTTGCCAACGCCTCGTTCCAGAAGGCGGATCGCGTTGTGCTGATGAACCTCGTCGGCGGAAGGAGGGTCGGCTGGCAGGGCAGGAGCTATGGAGTCGAGGACAACGAGCTGACGCGGCACGACAACTGGTTCGAGGAGCAGCGGTGGCAGATACACTGCGTGTGCAAGCGCAAGCAGGCGGCCGTTCCGACGGACCAGTTTCCAGAGGACGCATGCTCGGACCTCATAGCGTGGTTCAACGGCAGGGGATGCGACGTTCTGCGAAAAAGCAAAATGTCAAATCTCCGTATTGATTCCGACAGCATTTTTGTGTATAATGACAATAGTGACTTGTACCAGAAGCGCGCGGTCTTCACGGTGAAGATCATTGTGCCGAAGGAGGTAAGCGCGGGCGAAATCGAACTGGACGCTCTCGTCCCCAAGATTTATCCCGTATAAAACAGGAGAAACGAAATGGCGATTCCAATCAGGAATTACATAGAGATCAAGACGCGCCTGTCTTCGACTGTCGTCGGGGAGCGCGACTTCTCTGGAATGGTGTTCACCAAGGGCGACATGAAGACAACCGTCCCTTCCGAGTACGCCGCAGTCAAGGCAAGCTACGACCTCGGGCATCCGGTCGCGCTCGACTCCACGGGCGTCGCCGCATGCTTCGACACCGACAGCGACGAGGCTTCGTTCGCCGGAGCGTACTTCGGGTACAGCGGCGGGACGAGGACCCCGTCTATCCTCAACTTCTGCAAGGTGCTGACGACTGCTAAGGCCGCATACGACGCCTGCGTGGAGGACACGGTGAACTTCGGGGCGTTCACGTTCCTCGGAGACTTCGAGCTCGGCACCGCAACTGGCGGAGGCATTCTTGAGGTTGCTACGGCAAACGACGGATCGGACGCGATGCTCCAGCTCGTTGTCGCCGCGGACGCTACGGATGTTGTCTCCTATGCGACTGCGCTCGACGGGCTCACGATGACGCACCTCGTGGCAAGCACGCCCGGGACCGACGAGACGAACCTCGGCGCGGCTCCGGCTGTCGCGTGGTACGCAGCGGTGAACTACAACGTGGCGGGCTCGGCTGGAACGATCGACTACAAGCAGTTTGGCGGATTCCCGGCGGAAGTCACCACGCAGACACTCAAGACTTCGTACGACGCGAAGCACATCAACTACATCGGCGAGGTCAAGACCTATGGGAACACGATCTCGTTCTACCAGACTGGCGTCAACATGAACGGCGTCGACATGGGAACAATGCGCGACGCGTCGTGGATCAAGGGGCAGATCGAGGTTGGATACTTCAATCTCCAGCTTTCCGTCCAGAAGCTCTCGGCGGACCTTTCCGGCGAGGCGAAGGTCACGAACCTCATACTCGGCGTTGCGAACCGCGCAATCGGAAACGGCTGCATCCTCATCGACAAGCCGCTTTCCGCCGAGCAGATCGCCGCTGTGAACACCTACGCGGGCAACGATGCTGCCGCGGATCAGGTGCAGTCGACCGGATACTACGTCTCGACGCAGATCGTTCAGATCGACGGCAAGTACCATGTCCAGTATACGCTCATCTACGGCAAGGGCGACCACATCGTCAAGGTTGACGGCACTCACATCGTAGTCTAACAGGAGGAAAATCAAATGGCAGACATCACTCAGGCATTCGACATATCCGCCGTCGGAACGATAATCTCGTTCTCTCGCGGACTGTCGTGCGAAATCACGAACTTCGCGGACGAAGGGACCCCCTTTGACGCGCCGGACGTCGACGCGTCCACGAACAGGAAGAACCTCAACGGCACGATGATCTCGTCGCGCACCCCGAGCGTCTATCCGTTCAGCGTCACGGTCATCCCCGGCTCGCCCGAGGACGACAAGCTCTGGGCGTTCCTCCAGAAGTCCCTCATACAGCCCGGCGGAGTCACTTCTGTTCCCCAGCTCCTGTGCGACTGCACGATAAAGGTTCCCGACATCAACTCGTCCGGCCGCAGGACCGGAAGCAGGTCGTATTCGTACACCAACTGCCGCATCAAGAGCGGTCCCACTGGCCCGTCCACGTCGGCGGAGGGTCGTCTTTCGTCAAGGACCTACACCTTTGAGGCTGAAAGCCTCTCGAGGTCGTAATTCGGCAAGGGAAGGAAAGGGAAAATGGACTACGCGAAGTTCATAAAGCCGAAAGAGGTCGTGATCGACGGCGAAACATACGCCATTTCGCAGATTCCAGCGCTCGAGGCGCATGAAATCTACCGCGAGGTGGCGAAATCCTACAAGGAATACGGCTATATCGGCCTCACGATGCTTCCAACGGGCGTCGTGAGGGCGATTTTGTCGTATGTCGCCATCAGAGTAGACGACAACTGGTTCTCCCTCGACACCGAAACGCGCATAAACGGGTACATGAAGGGCAAAAACGCCGTCATGGCCCGCCTATGCGTCGCGATGGTGAAGGAGAACTGGGGTTTTTTAACAGATGGAAGCCTCCTCGACGTATTGGGACTGGAGGAGGCGGTGGAATCCGAGTCGTAAACCCGCAGAATCCGTCCCGAAACATGAGCCCGATGGTCGCACAGGTCCTTCAGTCAGGACAGGCGACCCTTCGGGAGCTCCGCGAGTGCTACTCGATGGAGGATATGTACAATCTGTGGGAGGTGTACTACACCAAGAAGTACAACGAATGGCAAAATGCCGAGAGATCGAGGCTTGAGGCTAAGATGAAGAGGGGCTAAGATGGCGTCCGATGACATAGACAACAAGGCTTTGACTAAGATGCTTGCAGAAGCATTCAAGCATCTTACTGGATATAGTAAATTCCGCAAGCTAAATGCGTCTATGGAGGCGGCCATAGAAAATCTCTTCGACGATGAGTCCGAGTGGTCGGACATTGTATCCGAGGGGAGTAAGAAGATAAGCGCCGCGTCAAGAGTCATCGGCGTACTAAAGAAGCGCGAGAGATTCTACAAGGAACTTGGCGGCCTAATCGGAAAACCAGCAAAATCCACGGATGAGGAATTGTCCAGATACCTAAAGTTGATGGACTCCCCTTTGGAAAAAGCTATTGCAAGCGACAAAAAGTGGACATATGCTTTAGGCGCAGACACGGGAGTGCGTGACGACTTCTCATATCTTCGCGATACAGAGATAAGGCAAAACGAAAGAAGTCGGTTTGACACGATGATGTCCCGAGACCTGCGCAAGTCGCTTGTTTTGCCGGACGATGTGCAGTATGCGTTTGGTGCGGACACTGGCGTAAGAGACGACTTCGCATACCTTCGCGAGGAGGAGGAAGCGCAGACCCGTAGGAATATCAGGAGGAACCGAATCCGCCGTTCCCGCATTGCTGCAACCGCACTTGAGTCTATGGATGACTACGACAGGTTCATCCACGAGAACAAGGGCCGCTTCGGGCGCGAGGGCGCTGAGCAGGTGTTTAGGCAGAGGCTTCTCAAGGAGCTTCCGCCGTTCTTCAAGGACTCGAAGCTGTCGACGAAGACACTGATCGGGATACAGAAGACGATCGCGTCGGCACGCGGCATTCCGCTCGTCGGGAAACTCATGCATCCAGCTGCGTTCGGATTCGCCGCCATTGGGATCGCGGACGCATATCTTAGGGCGTCCAGCGCAGCCAACAAGGAAGTCACTGGATGGTCGACGAGTAGGTCAATGACTGGAAGTCCGTCGCGCCTGTTCGACAGGATGGCGAGACTTGCTGGCGCCGACGACGAGGGAAGCGTCCTGAAGCTGTACGGGGCGCTCCTCGAGAAGTTCGGCACCGAGGGCGCGTTCATCCCGATAGGGCAGGCGTTGCGCGGCACGCCGAAGGGCATCGCCAGACTAAGCATGTCTAAAAGCCTCGGGCTCGACGACAAGATGGCGAACCTGCTTATGTACATGGCTGGCGAGGAGCCGATAGGTGCGACTAAGGAGGCGCAGGGTACGGCCGCGAGAGAGAGCAGGCTGCGCGATATACAGAAATGGGGGCTGCGCTCGGGATCGTCATTCACGGAGAAGTTGCGCGGAGCATCCCTGTGGGTTCCAGGCGAGAAGGCACTTGAAGCGCGCGGTATGAGTTGGATGGACCTAATCGAGGGCGCCGCTGGTCCCTCTGGATGGGGTAGTTTCATTATGCGAAAGATTCTTCATCCGTCCGACAGAATAGACGAGGCCATAGAGAAGCAAATCGAAAGCGAGGGTGCCGCTGAGTCATACGATCAGTATGAGTCGTCAGGCGGATCGACCACCAACAACAACGTCTCGAACAACAGCCACGCCGTCTACATCAACAAGGTTGACGTGAACACGAACAATCCCGAGGACTTCATCAGGAACATGGAGGGCATCGCCGAGAGTACGTCCGGCAGCCACGCAAACATCCTGAACTCGATGGACAGCAGGGTTATGGTATAGAGGAGGAAATTTCATGGCAGACGACACTCAGCACCGTGCACGCGTATTCTCCGGCAACGACATGAGCAACGAACTGACGGGGTTTCTCGTCGACAGCATGAAGTGTGTCAGGAAGGCGAAGGTCATAGGGGCGCCGATAGAGACCGGGCAGACCTCGTTCGACAACAAGGTCGTCGAGCCGTACGACCTCATCGTGAAGGGGACGATAATAATCGACAACACAAGGTCCGCCCAGTCGACGATAAAGGCGCTGAACCACATGATCGAGACGCGCGACTTCGAGTTCTTCTCCGCGACCGACGGATACAACGGATACCGCGACCTCGCGCTCGTCCAGTTCCCGCATGAACGCAACTTCGAGAAATACGACTGGATTCAGTGCGAGCTCGTGTTCACGCACATGATGATGGTGCAGAGGGACGGAGGAGGGTCGTCGAGAAACAGCTCGAACAGCGACTTCCGCGACACGGGATTCTCAGGAGGGTATGCGATATGACAAGGAGATTCGACCTCGTAAGATACCCGAACCAGAGATTCACCACTACGTGCAGCGGCAACTCGGTAGCCGTCTCGCTACGCACCTTTAAAGGGATAGTGTACGCAAGCGTCTCCGTGAACGGCGAGCTGGTCTGCGCAGGGCGTCCGTGCCTCCCCAATGAACCGATTTTCCCGAAGTCTGTGGATTACGACATCGGCGGCTCGTTCAGATTCGTGTGCGACGGGGACGACTACCCGAACTACGAGGCGTTCGGCACTGAGGCGTGCTACCTTGTTCTGGAGGAATGACGATGCCTACCAATCGCGAATACTTCTGGAAGCGCATAGGCTTCGTCGAGATCGAAAGCGACGACGGAGGCATGATGAGGTACGGCGGGTCGGTGGACGGGCTCGACTTCAAGTTCGACATCAAGTACTCCGGCGACATAGCGTGCCAGTTCACCGTAGGAATACTCGGGCTCGGACGCGACACGATCCAGAAGCTCACGGTCTGGAACTACGCGCAGGCGATAACGCGGGCGAGGAAGATAGCGGTATACGCCGGATACGAGAAGGACGGGCTTCCGCGTCCGATTGCGACCGGGATCATCACGCAGGCGATACCGACTTCGCCGCCCGAGATGTGGCTCAACTTCACGTGCCTAATAGGGAAGATGGACTACGATCCGAAGGACCCGCTCACGATGAGTGATACCACTCCAGCCGAGATACTTGCGGAGATGGCGCGCATGAACGGGAGCGAGTCGAGGTGGGACGCCAAGAACGTCAGCGGATCGAAGAAGGTCGCGAGGTACTACCTGAACGCCGCCCCTTCGTGGATGATCTCGAAGTTCGCGAACGACTTCAACGTCTACGTCTACTGGGACGAAGGCGTGCTCGTCGCGACCGACAGGAACGCATGGATGACTAACAAGGTCATGTCGGCGCTTGAAGTGATAAGCCCATACACGGGCCTTCTCGCAATCGGCAGCGTCGACCTCAAGGGCGCCACGATAAGGCGGAGGCTTGACGTGAGGAGCAGGCTCATGACGTGGGTGAGGCTCGAATCCGAGATAATCCCGTCCGCGAGCGAAAACTACTTCGTCATAGGCAGAAGGCACGTCGGCCAGTTCAGGGGAAGCGACTGGTACACGGAACTCAAGATGATAAGGAGGGTGTCGAAATGAGCGGTCGTCCACAGGGCGGATTCTCCGCAGATACATTCGATCCAGCCGTCGCCGAAAGCGACATCGGGTTCTTCAAGGCGCTTTTCAGAATCCACGACGTGGCGAGGGAGACGGCGATACCCTGCATCGTGAGAAGCTACGACGCGGAGAAGTGCAGGGCATCCGTGCAGCCGCTTGTGAACAACGTCGTGCGGAACGTGGACGGAGAGAAAGAGATCGAGCGCCCGACATACGAGGACATTCCTGTCATGAGGATATGCCGCGGAGGGTTCTCAGTCTCCATGCCGCTGTTCGCGGGGGATACGGGAATACTGCTCGCCCTCGACAGGAACTGCGCATCGGCAATCGAGCACAACTCGTCAGCCCTGTCCAAGGAACAGACGGACGAGGACGGAGACAATAAGGGTCCGGAAAAGCCGGACGACATGTCGACGGCTTCGTTTGCGAACGGTGTGTTCATCCCGTTTTCGTTCAGCCCTTCCGATGACGACAAGGAGTCCATAACGATAAAGGGCCTGAAGGACGGTTCGCCGTCCATAGTAGTGTCGCCCAAATCGGTTTCGGTCAAGGTGGGCGAATCCGAGGTGCTGGTAGACGGCGACAAGGTATCTGCGAAGAGAGGATCGGATTCCGTGTCGCTCACGGACGAAGGCCCGAAGTTCAGCGGAAAGGTGGATTCGACGGTAAGGCTTGTCACTGGGGTAAGGATTGACTCGGAAGCGAGCAAGGTCTTTGTCCGCGACGTCGAGGCGTGCAAGAGGGGAACGTTCTTTGTCTCCGTCGGCAACGAGAACGACTGGCATGAATCCAAGTGACAAAAAATCAAACGCCGCAGTTTACACTCAGAGGCAAATATGGCATAATATACTGGAGGTTAAAACATGGCAGTGTTAGAGCAGAATCCATTCCAGAACCTGTACGACTACTCGACAAGCGCGGGCGTAGTCATCCCGCAGACTTCAAGCGTGAAGGCGATGGTCGAGCAGGCGTTCTCTACTGTCTTCGGATCGGAGGTAAGCCAAGACGCCACTACGCCGATGGGCAGGTTCATCGAGGCGATAACGATGCTCATAGTGAACGTCCTCGGCGTGAACGCGCAGAGCGCGAACATGCTGAACCCGAAGTACGCTGTCGGCAACGCGCTCGACGGAATAGGCGCGCTGTTCGGGATCGTCAGGCCGCAGGGAATGAGCGACGCAGAGTACAGGAAGCTGATACTGCGCGGGCAGAGCAACGGCAGGGGTTTTGCGGAGAGCGTGGAGAGAGCCGTGCTTGCCGTGCCGGGCGTCGCAAGCGTAGTCGTACTGAACAACGGACTCGCCGATCCGTCGATGGAGCCGAGCGGAGAGCCCTACACGATACAGGTAGAGCCTCATTCGGTTGCCATATCCGTGAGGTCGGACGGACAGGAGTCGACGTACAGCGCAGTGGCGAAAGCGATAAACGACACGATAAGCCTCGGATGCGGCATGGCATGCCTTGACGCAAACATGGGCGAGGAGAAGAGCATCGTGGTTGACGGCAAGACGATTATGTTCTACGTCCCGAACAACGAGGTGTCTGATCTTTCGTACTCCGTCAGGATAGCTCCGAACGGATACGCAGGCGACGACATCGAGGGCGACGTCCGTACGGTTGTAAGGACATTCCTTTCGCAGTCGAATGTCGCCGGAGCATTCACACATACTGGTCTAAGGGACTTCATAACGGATTCGAGCATAGGAGTCATCTGCGAGGAGGCTTCGATAATCAAGGATGGATCAGCCGTGACTGCGGTCATCTTGAACCCAAAGGACTATATCGATGCAAATCCTTCCGATTCCGAGATAGAGGTTACTGTGCTATGAACACTACTACCATAGACAATTCGGACGGCGGAGAAATACTTGCGTCCATCCTGTGGCAGTACGAGCACGCCTCGAACATCGTCGGCGTCATAGAGACCTTCAAGGCCGCATACGACGCATCGACAAAGGACTTCTTCGACGCGCTCCTTGGAAGGTACGACCTGACGGATGTGCAGATTACGGATTTCGGGCTATCCGTCTGGGGTTCGATACTGAGCCTTCCGCGTCCGTTCGTCGACGGGGCGATGCTTTCGAGCGAGGTGTACAGGAGACTTCTCCTCGGCAAGCTCAGGCTGTTGAACTCCGACGCGACGATGGAAAACTACACAGCGTACTGCGACCTCGTGTTCGGAGACGGGGCAGTATCTGTGGTCGACGAAGGCGAGATGAGCCTCACATTCGTCGCGAACACCACGCTCGACAGGGAGCTCGAGGCGGTTCTCGAGATGCAGCAGACGCTGATCCCGTACCCAGCCGGAGTGAAGTCTGACGTGCATTCCAGCTCCCCGATGTTCTGTTTCGAGGGACAGCAGCCCGTCGAAGACGACGACCCGCAAGCCGGAGGCCTCGACGACTCGGGGTTCTGCTGGAGATACACAAACAAAGGAAACTGGAGGTAATATGACTAGTACGGAGTTTTCACAGGGCAAGTACAAGCCGCTCGCAATGCCGATGCCGTTCGGCGCGAACGACGTAGACAACTACACAATGCCGGGGCTTGTGCAGAGCTCGGCCAACTTCAACTTCCTGGACGGCTTCCCGACCGCCTACTCCGCCCCCCACAGCGGCGGAGGCAAGTACGTCACCCGCAAGGAGATGAACGGCATCGGGAACGTGGCGTCCCGCTACGAGTTCTTCAGGCGTGTTGGCGGAATCGTCACGTTCGACCCCGACTTCGCGACGGCAATACGCGGATACCCGAAGGGAGCGGTGCTCGACTACCTCGACGGGCTGAACGTCCACAAGGTCTACTCTGCGGTAGAAAACAATACGGTAAACTTCGTCACGGACGGAGTGGACGGCGTCAACTGGATATTCGTCAATCAGGACAAAGGCGACACAAGGAGTGTACTGCTCTCGATGGACCCGGTTCCTCTGTCTGGAGACGCTACCGTCGGCGTCTTTCGCGCGACGAAGACTGGGCCGATCGCCCCCGTGTTCAATGTGGAGAAGATTTTTGGATCCACCTCGCAGGACATAATACCGGGCCCTGCATCGTCGTCCGAGCTGGCCTACTCCCAGAGACTTTCGGGATGCTCGTTCCTGATGTGTAGCCTCGGAACCGGAACGACCCCTTCCGCGTTCCCAACGATAACGGTGACCAACGACTCGACCACGCAGAGCGTCAACTGGAACGGATACACCTCGATCTGGGGCAACTTCGGGTATTTCCTCATCAGGAAGCCGTGGTCCGGAAACTGGACGTGGGTGTACCTAACTGCTTCGCAGGCTAACCTCTGGGTGACCGCCGACACGTGGTACGGCATATACCTCGCGCATGCACCCGACAAGGAATACGTGTCCTCGACGATCTCGAAGGGCTCGTCAGATACGTTCACCCTCAACAGCACCGTGACGACCCTCAACGGATCGTTCACGATATTCCAGTGATGAAGACCCTAAGGCAGACGGACGACGGCGCGGAGCACGCCTACGACATCTCGCTGGACTCCAGCGGGGACTTCGCGTTCTCCGAGGGAAAGGCCGCATACGCGAACATCATCGCGGACACGGTTCGAACGCTCGAATGCGAGATGCAGCTGAACATCGACCGCGGCATCCCGTACCAGAGGACGATATGGACAAGCGTTTCCGAGCTGAACATCTGGGAGATATACATAAGGGATGCGGTGAACGCGCTCGCGTTCGTCTCCGGCATAGACGATTTCGTCGTGAACGTAGACGGAAGCCACCTCGACTACACGCTCGTGGTCTCGACCGACGCGGGCGCGGTTGAAGTCTCGGGCGGCATTTGATAGAATATCCGCAGGAGGAAACAAGATGCAGAACATGCCAATAGGAATATTCAGGGGCGACGACACGGACGCTTTCAGCTACCAGACGATTGTCGGCACGATAAACACCGACCTCGACCTGACTGGATGCAAGGCTGTGTTCAGGTATCTCGACTTCTCGATGGAGTTCGACCCGATTCCGGAGGACAAGAAGATCACCATCATAATCCCCGCAGACGAGACGAAGAAGTTTCCGCCCGGACTCGGATATGCGTCACTGCGCGTCTACGACTCAGAGGGAAGGCTCAAGACGTTCTCCAACCGCATCATGGTGTTCGTCGCAACGAAGACACCTATGTTCGGCAGTGACGAATTCGAGGTCGACTTCAATGTCAGACAGGAGCTTGCGCCGCTCAAGATATTCGTCGGCCCCAATCCTGATGACTTCGACGAGTACAGGGGCTACCTCGAAAAGGTAATCGACAGGGCGAGCGCGACAAAGTACGGACTGGCGATTCTGCTTGACGCGATAGATTCCGACCTCGGGGCGAGCGACGGAGTTGCGGCGACCCCTGTCGCAGTAAAGGCGGCCTATGCCGCGATCATCGAGAAGCTGACGAATGACTACTACACGAAGGACGAGACCGACGAGGCGATAGACCGCGTTGCCGCGTACTACATTACCTACGACGCGGCGGGTAATCCTTTCCCGACATACGCCGCGCTCGCGAATGCGCAGACCGTGTACAGCGGCGGAAAGGTTCGCACGCCGACCCGCAACGACTACTGCGTCGTGCTTGCCGACGAGACGCATGACAATGCTGAGTACCGCTACATCTACGCCGTCGCGGAAGGGCAGACGACGGGAAGCTGGCAGCCGCAGTTCCCCGTAGAGGGCGTGATGACCATCGACTCGACTGTGACGAAGAATAGCCCGAACCCTGTAAGCGGAGGTGGTGTTTGGTCCGCTATATGGGGCACGGCTACAACGGCGTTTTCGTCGCTGTACGACTGGTGCGTGGCGCAGTTGGCTGGCAAGGCGTCCACCGCCGACGTAGACCCGCTTCTCTTCGCGCAGTACTACCCCGAGGGCAACGTCAAGAGCGCGGCGGAGTTCACTCCGGGCATCAAGTACGGCTCGTTCGACGATGTACACCACACAGTCTCCGTACTGCCGTTCTGCAACACAGGGACTGCGGCGAACGACAACTCGTCTCTCGTCGGGCGCGTGGTGATACCCCCGTTCGTGGACGCGCAGGGCAACCCGTACATCTCCGACGATGGCACGAGGTACAAGGTCGTGGGGGTGCAGGGCGGTGACTCACAATATGTTAACGATAATCTAACCGCCATCGTCGCGCCAAATACTGTGACGAACATCGAGGACGGTACGTTCCGCGAATGCGCCATGCTTTCCTCCATCTCGCTCCCTGCTGCGACGAACATCGGTTATCATACGTTCACAGACTGTGACGCGTTGACCTCCGTCATGCTTCCAGCCGCGACAACCATCGAGGCGCATGCATTCGAGACCTGCGACTCGCTGACGTCCATATCGCTTCTCGTTGCAACGAGCGTTGGGAACTATGCATTCGCCGGCTGCACCGAACTAGCCTCCGTTGACTTCGGAGACACGCCGCGCTCGGACGTGCCTACGCTCGGCGAAGATGCGTTCATTGATGTCCCAACTTCCTGCAAGATAATCGTGCCGTACACGCAATACGACGCATGGATTGCCGCCGATGGCTGGCGCGACCTGCCGCAGGAGTTCGTGCGCCATGCGGAGAAGGCCGACAAGCCCGCGACCTTCACTACTGGCAACCTCGCCGCGCTCGACGCAGACGGCAACCCGACGGACAGCGGCGTGAAGGCGTCCGACAAGCTCGACTCTACTTCCGCCGCGCCCGCGTTCTCGACGGACAGCTCTACGCAGTACGCCGTCGGCTCGCACGTCACCTACAACGGCAAGCTCTACAAATGCACGACCGCGACGACTGGCGGCACGTGGGTCGCGGCATCGTGGACTGCCGATACGATGACCGATCCTGACGCGGTATTGGACGTTACCTCGCAGAACCAGCTCCGCGTCGTGGCGAAGGACGGTACGCTCCTTTGGGCGCAGGGCTACGACCTCGCGTCTACTTCGTCCGCGACCCTTGCGTGCGACGCGACCAACAACTTCACCTTCGCGGACGGCGCGACCTCGCAGGCGTTCACGCTCCCGACCGCGCCGACTGGCAAGGTGGGCGACTTCGGGCTGGACATCGACAACTCCGCAAGCACAGGCGCGGCGACGATTTCCTTCACGAACATAACGAACAACACCGCGTCCGTCGTCATCCCGAAAGGCGAAAACCTCAACGACATGCTCTCAATCGCGGCTGGCGAACTTGCGCGGTTCTACATCACGCTTTCGACATTCCGCGTGAACAAGCTCCCGACTTGGCACATCGTCAAGCAAGTGGTGGAGAACGGAGGTGCGCAGTCATGACGGCGATGCGGCTAAAGAGGTACCCGTCGCCGTCTGGCGGGCTCGCGTTCGGCAAGGTGGGCGTGGGGGCGACGATGCTCAAGCAGGGCAAGACCGCGAAGGACTACGTGCAGGACGGCCTCATCGCCATGTGGGACGGCATCGAGAACGCGGGGTGGGGTGTGCATGACCAGAACGCGACGGTATGGAAGGACTTGACAGGAAATGGTTATGACTTGCCATTGTCTACTGCAACATTGGAGATATTGTCTAATGGCGTAAGAAGGAAGAACACTGTCACGCATTCTACAGAGTCTAAAGTCAGATGGATAAACACACCAAGCAGAACGCTTGAGATATGTGTTACCGCGCCGTCGAGTATATCAAGCGGTTCGCAAGTCCTATTGGCTACAACTTCGGTGGGGTCGGGCACGGTCGTTCCTTGTCTTGTTAAAAAAAGTGTTGGGTATTTTGAATGGTCGCAGCAGTGGAATAGTTCCAAGATAATCTTTAAGAGTAATATCACACTCACGCTCTCGTCATCGTATAATGACGGTAATACGGCAAATGGGTATGTCAATGGGGAGGTTCAAGCAGCAAATAATACTGACACATGGGGTTTTACTGCTGACACAATCTCAGTTTTAGGCGACCCGCGAGGTACGAGTCATGCACCTTTTGGATATTGCGCTCACAATGTCCGTGTCTACAACCGCGCCCTGACCGCCGAGGAAATCGCACACAACTACAAAATCGACAAGGAAAGGTTCAATCTGCCATGACAAAGTACGACCGCAACTTCTGCAAGCCCGACGAGAACGGTAGGCCGCTATACTGCCCCCTGCCGCTCGCCGTAGTAATCCACCACCACGACGAGGGCGTTGACCCCGAGACTGGCGAGCACTGGGAGAACGACTGGGACGAGAAGCGCACCGAGGTGTTCCCGACGGACGCAGACAAGGCGCTCATGGGCTACCTGCCGCTATCCCCCGACTATCCCGTAGACCCCGCGCCAGACGGCCAGCATTGGGAGCGCACGGACAAGATCGAGCGCGATGGAGACGGCTACAAGTGGGTTTACGTCCTCGTGGACAACCCTCCGCCTCCGCCTCGTCGCTGGACGCGGCTCTCCATCAAGACCGCGCTCGCCACGGCGGGGATGCTCGACGCGGCGCGTGCGTTCCTCTCGGCGTCCGAAATCGCCACGGGCTACACGGCGTGGGAGGCGCTGACGGACTGCGACTACATCGAGGAGGGCTTCGGCGGAGCGGAGAAGTGGAACGCGCTCCTCGACGGTGCGGCGAACGCGCTTGGCAAGACCCGCGCTGAAATCGACGCGTTCCTTGCGAACATCCCCACGGAGGGCTGACGATGGCGCTGATAAACCTCAGAAACGCGCTGATGAGCGGGAAGCGCAAGCCGACCGCGAAGGATTACGTGCAGGACGGCCTCGTCGCCATGTGGGATGGCATAGAAAATGCGGGATGGGGTATCCACAACGCAAGCGCGACGGTGTGGAAGGATTTGATTGGCAGCAGGGATTTCGCATTGGGTGGAGCCTTTTCTGCAGAATCGCTAGGCTTCAGAATCGGTGATGGTGCCGCAGGTTATGGTACGGCAGGGTCCGGATATACTCCCAGTGATGTTGATTTCCTAACGACACAACTCGTAGTGCAGGTGATGGAGAATAAGAATGCCTTTCTCGCGACGACCGTAAATAAAAATACAGTTGGCAAGACATGTACACTCTGGAAATCCGGCTCAACATATTATCTAGGGACTGGGTGGTCCTCGAAACCGAAATATGAAATAGGGAGTACGGTTGTTGGCACCTATATGCTAACTATTATTTACAACGGGCAGACGGCAGACGGCGCATGGAAAAACACGACTCAACTGACACAGGTTAGGACTGAGGGTTTTTCCAATAACGGTAGCAGCGGTATCACCATAGGAGTGCGTGCAGGTTATACAAGCTGGAATGCCAATGCGCTCTATATGGGGCTCCGCCTCTACTCCCGCGCGCTGACCGCCGACGAAATCGCCGCGAACTACGCAATCGACAAGGAAAGGTTCAACCTGCCATGACAAAAACAAGAACCATAGATTCGGAGGGCGCGATGATGGACGTGCTGACCCGCCGCATATACCGCAACGCGGGGACTGGCGCGTTCACCTACGGCAACGACTTGAAATATCCGATACCAGCAGAATAACGAAAGGACCCCTCAATGCCGCAGAACAACGCCATAGCGCAACAGGAGCTGTCGAAGGTCTACGACCGCATCAACTCCGTCGAGAGCAAGGTTGACGAAACCAACGGCTACCTGCGCGGAGTCGTCGAGTCGAACGTCAACCTCATCGACCTCTTGAAGCGGCGCGACACGACGACCAGCCGCATCATCACCGCGCTCGTGTTCCTGCTCCTCTTTGCGATGGGCGTCATCGCATACGGCGCGATAGGCGAACGCGGGCTCAAGACCGTCCGCGACACCCTGCCGACCGTGCCGACGCAGACGGACGCGCTCCCCGCGCACAACGACTTCGACAAGTGGAGCCAAAGCACAGCGCAGAAGCCCTACAAGAAGTAACCTGAAAGTTAACACCAAAAAGAAGAAAAACAATGATGAACTGGTTAGTGAAGTGGGGCGTTAAGAAATGGCTCGTCGGAGTCGTGGACAACGCCCTCGCGAAGTACAACGTGAACATCGACCGCGCCCGCGCCATCGTCGCGACGGCGATTGCCAAGGTCGAGGCGGTGATCGCGTTCCTCAAGTCGCTCGACGGCAAGCTCGCCGACGGCAAGCTGACCGAGGAGGAGGCGGACGAAATCGTCGCCGAAGCCAAGAAGCTCGCGGGGGAGCTGGCGGCGTAACCTCTTTTGCGCTGGCGGCATGCTGAACGGGCCTTGCGCCAAGTTGTAACGCGGCGACAGCGCATCAATTTCGTGACGCCACGAAAATGAAAGAAAACGGCAGATAAACAAAAAATCTGTTTATCCAACAGCCCAAACCCCAAAAACAGGAACAATGAAAGGTAGATAACCATGAAATCAACGGCACTTGCAGTCTTCATCGCCGCGTTTGCCGCCATCGCGGGATGTTCCACCTATAAAGGCGGGAAGATCGTCGAAGGCACGGACATCGCCGCTGGCATGAGCATCCCTCAGTCCGGCGGCACGTTCCAGATTGACGCGTTGAACTTCTTGACCGGGTTTCGCTTCCTCTTCTGCGACAACGCAGGCGTGAAGTGCGTCTACTCGACCACCAACTCCGTCTCGGCGTTCGGCGTGTACTCGTCATCGACCGTCAAGCGCATCGAGATCGAGCTGACGCCCACGCTCGACGAGGCGGAGGACGAGGAGCCGAAAACCGAATGAATCTGCTGCGGCCCGTGGGCAGACATGAGCCCTTCATTGATGCGTGATGCCCCCACGGAGGGAGGTTGTTGACCCTCCGCTCGCAGAGAGGCCCAAAAGGGGGCGCTTTACGATCTCTCCCCTACCACACCGGGACCTGCGCACTTAGCGCCGC